AACACGGCTTTAACACCCATGGCGTTGTCTTCGATGAGCTCCACACTCAACCAAACCGAAAGCTCTATGATGTTATGACCAAAGGTAGTGGTGATGCCAGGATGCAGCCTCTATACTTTCTAATCACCACTGCTGGAGATAATCAAAACAGTATCTGCTGGGAGGTTCATCAAAAAGCACTGGATATCATGGCAGGAAGAAAGAACGATCCTACCTTCTACCCCGTCATTTATGGCGCAGATCTTGAAGATGACTGGTCCGATCCAAAGGTCTGGAAGAAAGCAAACCCATCCCTTGGCATCACTGTCAGCATGGATAAAGTAAAAATGGCCTACGAGTCTGCGAGACAAAACCCCGCTGAGGAAAACAGCTTCAGGCAGCTTCGGCTCAATCAATGGGTTAAGCAGGCTATTCGCTGGATGCCTATGGATAAATGGGATGCCTGTGCTTTTCCGGTTAATCCAGAAAGCCTTAAGGGCCGCGTCTGCTATGGCGGGCTGGACCTTTCCTCTTCCACTGACATAACAGCCTTCGTACTTGTCTTCCCACCATTGGATGAAGATGACAAGTATGTGGTACTTCCATACTTCTGGATACCAGAGGACACCATTGACCTAAGGGTTAGACGGGATCATGTCAATTATGATGTTTGGGAAAAACAAGGCTTCCTTCTAACTACCGAAGGCAATGTTGTTCACTACGGATTCATTGAGACTTTCATTGAGGAACTTGGGATGAAGTATAACATCCGTGAGATTGCCTTTGACCGCTGGGGCGCAGTTCAGATGACACAGAACTTAGAGAATTTAGGTTTCACAGTTGTTCCTTTTGGACAGGGCTTCAAAGATATGTCTCCTCCGACTAAGGAATTGATGAAGCTGACATTGGAAGAAAAGATAGCTCATGGAGGTCATCCTGTTCTCCGCTGGATGATGGACAATATTTTTATTAGAACTGACCCTGCTGGAAACATTAAAGCAGATAAAGAAAAATCCACAGAGAAAATTGACGGTGCTGTAGCCACCATCATGGCCCTAGACCGAGCAATCCGCTGTGGAGGAGAATCTGGTAATTCTGTTTATGACGAGCGAGGACTACTCGTATTTTAGGAAAGGAGGTTGATGTCCATGGGAATGCTGCAAGGGATATTTAAAGCCCGAGACAAGCCTAAAGATGCTCTTGGTGGCAGCCGCTACAGCTTCTTTTTTGGAAGCACCAGCGCTGGAAAACCGGTTAATGAGCAAACTGCTATGCAAATGACAGCGGTATACAGCTGCGTGAGGATCTTATCTGAGACACTGGCTGGTCTACCCCTTCATGTCTATAAGTACAATGATTCAGGTGGCAAGGAGAAAAACCTAAAACACCCTTTATATAAACTACTTCATGATGAACCAAATCCTGAGATGACCTCTTTTGCGTTTAGAGAGACGCTGATGAGTCATCTTTTATTATGGGGAAATGCCTATGCTCAGATTATTCGAAATGCACGAGGTGAAGTGATCTCCCTCTATCCATTGATGCCTAACAAAATGACTGTCGATCGCGATTCAAGTGGTCGGCTTTTCTATTTGTACCAACGCGGTAGTGAAGATGCTCCTACTCTTGGTAGAGAGAATCAGGTGTATCTTTCACCATCAGATGTCCTTCATATCCCAGGACTTGGTTTTGATGGGCTGGTAGGATACTCACCCATCGCCATGGCGAAAAACGCTGTGGGCCTTGCCATTGCTACAGAAGAATATGGAGCTAAGTTTTTTGCGAATGGTGCTTCACCTGGCGGTGTCCTAGAACACCCCGGTACCATAAAAGACCCTGCAAAGATCAAAGAATCCTGGAACGCTGCCTATCAAGGAAGTGGTAATGCCCACCGGGTAGCTGTCCTTGAGGAAGGTATGAAGTATCAGCCTATTGGTATTTCTCCTGAACAGGCTCAGTTTCTTGAAACCAGAAAGTTTCAGATCAATGAGATCGCTCGTATTTTTAGAGTGCCCCCTCATATGCTTGCTGACCTTGAGAAGTCATCCTTTAGTAATATCGAGCAGCAATCACTGGAGTTTGTAAAATACACCCTTGACCCTTGGGTGGTTCGATGGGAACAGTCCATGTGCAGGGCACTTCTAATGGAAAGCGAGAAACCTAATGTATTTATCAAGTTTAATGTGGATGGCCTGCTGCGCGGTGATTATGTCAGTCGAATGAGTGGCTATGCCACTGCAAGGCAGAATGGTTGGATGAGCGCTAATGATATCAGAGAACTTGAAAATCTGGATAGAATTCCAGAATCCTTAGGTGGCGACCTCTATCTCATCAACGGGGCCATGACTAAATTACAGGACGCAGGCGCGTTCGCAAATATTAAAGAAACGGAGGAACCTAAATGAAGAAGTTTTGGAACTGGGCACGAGATGAAAACACTGGTGTCAGAACACTCTACCTAGATGGCGTTATTGCTGAAGACTCATGGTTTGATGATGATGTCACCCCTAAAGCATTTAAAGCGGATTTGACTGCCGGCGAGGGTGACATTGTTATTTGGCTTAATTCCCCAGGAGGTGATTGCATTGCTGCAAGTCAGATTTATGCCATGCTGATGGATTACAAAGGCACCGTTACCGTAAAGATTGATGGTATTGCCGCTTCTGCTGCCTCTGTCATCGCCATGGCGGGGACAACGGTGCTCATGGCACCAACTGCCCTCATGATGGTCCATAACCCCCTTACAGTGGCCATTGGCGACAGCGAGGAAATGAAAAAAGCCATCGCCATGCTTTCTGAAGTTAAAGAGAGCATCATCAATGCCTATGAAATCAAGACTGGCCAATCAAGGACAAAGCTCTCTCATCTTATGGATGCAGAAACCTGGCTTAATGCGAAAAAGGCCATCGAGCTTGGTTTTGCTGATGGCATCTTGGAAGATGAAAAGAAACGAAATCAGACTGAGGACTTTACCTATGCCTTTAGCCGCAGAGTTGTTACCAACTCTCTATTAGACAAGGTAAAACCCAAACTAGCAAAAGAGAATGCTGGCACCCCTGTAGAGTCGCTGGAGAAGCGGCTTTCTTTAATTCAACACTAAATTTTAGGAGGAAAACACTATGAATAAAATTCTTGAACTACGTGAAAAAAGAGCAAAGTCCTGGGAAGCTGCTAAGGCATTCCTGGATACCAAAAGAGGTACAGATGGAATTGTGTCCGCTGAAGACACTGCAACCTATGAAAAAATGGAAGCGGATGTGGTTGCCCTTGGCAAGGAAATCGATCGTCTTGAAAAGCAAGAAGCACTGGACCGCGAGCTTTCAAAGCCACTTAACACACCACTTACTGGAAAACCTATCTTCCAGGGTATGGAATCCAAAGGAGGCAGAGCTTCTGCTGAATACCAGAAAGCCTTCTGGAATGCCATGAGAACCCGTTCTGGTGAAGGGCTTGATCCTGTGATTAAGAACGCACTGCAGATCGGTACTGACACTGAAGGTGGCTATCTTGTACCAGATGAGTTCGAGCGTACTCTTATTGAAGCCCTGGATGAAGAGAATATCTTCAGAAAGCTGGCCAACGTCATTTCCACTTCTTCTGGCGATCGCAAGATTCCAGTAGTAGCTTCCAAGGGTACTGCTTCTTGGATTGATGAAGAAGGTGCCATTCCTGAAAGTGATGACAGCTTTGGACAGGTTTCTATTGGTGCTTACAAGCTAGGTACCATGATCAAGGTATCGGAAGAGCTTCTAAATGACAGCGTGTTTAATCTTGAAAACTATATCGCCAGGGAATTTGCAAGACGTATCGGTAATAAAGAAGAAGATGCCTTCTTTACAGGAGATGGTTCCGGTAAACCTACAGGTATTCTTGCTGCCACTGGTGGTGCGCAAATCGGTGTAACCGCTGCAAGTGCCACTGCCATTTCCATCGATGAGATTTTGGATCTCTTCTACTCACTTAAATCGCCTTACAGAAATAAGTCCGTGTTCGTTATGAACGATGCCACCATTAAGGCCATTAGAAAGCTAAAAGATGGTCAGGGTCAGTATATCTGGCAGCCATCACTTCAGGCTGGAACGCCAGATACCATTCTGAACAAACCTGTTTACACTTCATCTTACGTGCCTACCATCGCTGCATCTGCAAAGTCCATCATCTTCGGTGACTTTGGTTACTACTGGGTAGCGGATCGTCAAGGCAGAGTCTTCAAGAGACTTAATGAGCTCTATGCAGCCACTGGCCAGGTAGGTTTTGTAGCCACTCAGCGTGTGGATGGAAAGCTCATTCTACCTGAAGCCATCAAAGTGCTTCAGCAGAAAGCGTAATGGAGGTGTCCTATGAGTTATAACACAAAGAACTTTACCGAACAGGGCGGCGAAAAAACCGTTATTGGTGGAACTCTTGAAATCAAGGATGGAGCGGTCGTTACTGGCCTCCCTGTTCTTGACAATCAAGCTGCAAGTACTGCTGCCACAGTAGAAGATTTGGTAACGGATTTTAATGCCCTTCTCACCAAACTTAAGACTGCAGGGCTTATGATTTCAGACTAATGAAAGGATGGTGGTGGTATGACACTGCTAGAAAAAGTAAAAGCAAATCTTATTCTTCATCACTCAGCTGATGATGACCTGCTTGAGATGTACATCACTGCCGCTACGAGGTACGCAGAAAGCTATCAGCATCATCCTGAGAACCACTATGTGGAAGCCGTTATGCCAGCCACCACAGAGCAAGCCATCATTATGCTGTCGTCCCACTTTTATGAATCCAGGGACGGCAGCACCGGTGGTTTCTTTTCAGATAATGTTCAGGCTGGGCAGCAAGTATGGAACACAGTCAATCTCTTGCTGAGACTTGATCGGGACTGGAAGGTGTAGTTATGAGCTTTGGGAAAATGAATGCCTTTATCGATATTATAGAGCGCGTCACCGTTAAAGATCCTGAAGGGTTTAAAACTGAAGTTGATAACATTGTAGCTTCTGTCAGAGCCTACCGTGAAGGTCGCCATCGCAATGAGAAATGGGCAAATAGAGCATCCTTTTCTGAAGCCACAGACCTCTTTCGTTTTCGCTGCATCCCAGGTACAACCATAACGACATCAATGGTGATCATCCATAGTAATAAGAGATTTGAAATCACATCCGTTGAAGATGTGAAAGGCCGGGGGATGTATATTGAAGTGCTGGCCAAGGAGGTGGTTCCAAGTGGCTAAAGGAACTATGAAAATGCCTGATGAGTTTCTAATGAAGCTTACAAAGCTTGGTGATAAGACCGATGAGATTGTCTCAAAAGTTTTAGAAGCTGGCGGCGAGGTTGTTCTGGATAAAGTAAAAGCCAACCTTAAAGGTGTTATTGGGAATGAAACAAAAGAAAAAAGCCGTTCTACCGGTGAGCTGGTCTCTTCCCTTGGCCTCTCTCCCACCAAGCTGGATAAGAATGGAAACTTCAATATCAAGGTTGGTTTCAATGAACCTCGTGGTGATGGGGATGCCAATGCCAAGATCGCAAATATCCTTGAATACGGAAAGTCAGGTCAGCCACCTAAACCCTTCTTGAAGCCAGCAAAGTCCGCTTCTCGGAAGGCATGCATTGAAACCATGAAATCAGAACTGGATAAGGAGATTGAAAAGCTATGAGCTTACTTGCGGATTTAAACCTCATACTAGCTCCCTTTGATATCCCTGTGGAAACCGGTGTGTTTTCTGATGTGCCGCCTGATGAATATCTGGTCATCACTCCCATGTCAGATAGACTGGATCTCTTTGCGGACAATGAGGCATATATGATTGTTTCAGAAGCTCGACTTTCTCTTTTTACAAAGAAGAATTATATCAAACGTAAAAAGGACCTGACGAAAGCCCTGCAATCTGGAGGGATCACCATCACGGATAGACAGTATGTTGGGTATGAACACGACACTAAATTTCATCATTACGCCATCGATGTAATGAAAGAATATGAAACGGAGGAAGAATAAATGGCAACGATCGGATTGGACAGTCTATACTATTCAAAAATCACAGAAGATCAAAATGGCGTTGAAACCTATGGCACCCCTAAGGTGCTGGCTAAGGCCATGACTGCAGAACTGAGTATTGAGCTTATTGAAGCGATACTCTATGCAGATGATGGTGCATCTGAGGTCATTAAGGAATTTAAGAGTGGGGCTCTCAGCTTAGGTATCGATGATATCGGTTCTCTAGTGGCCCAGGATTTGACGGGCTGTAAGATTGACAGCAACAATGTGGTGGTTTCAAGAAGTGAAGATGGTGGATCGCCGGTGGCCATTGGGTTTCGTGCTAAAAAGGCCAATGGAAAATATCGCTACTTTTGGCTCTACAGGGTTATCTTCTCTGTTCCCGCCACAAGTCTTGCAACCAAAGGCGACTCCATCACATTCAGCAGTCCCACCATAGAAGGAACGGTCTTTAGAAGAAATAAACTGGATGGAGAGAACAAGCATCCCTGGAAAGCGGAAGTCACTGAAGGCGATAACGGTGTAGTGGCATCAACGATTACGAGCTGGTTTACTACTGTCTATGAACCAGACTTTACAGCCGTAACCCCAACCATAACCATCGCAACTCAGCCGGCAAGCTTAACTGAAGTAACCTCAGGAAGCATTTCTGGGAGCCTTTCTGTTGTGGCAAGCTCCAACACCTCAAACC